CTTAGCCGCTACTTTTGCCGCTACATAAGTTAGTAGGTAATCCGCAAATCGTGGTGGTAATTGATCGTGTGCTGAAAAGCCCATTGATTCTGCCTCCCAATCGCTACGGAAATCTTCCTTACACAATTGCAAGTTAACTTTGTACGAAAGCGGTTCCAATGTACGCTCAGTCAAAGTAATAGAGCTTGTAGGGTCAAAATCACATGATCCATCTTTTAAGATGTCACTTGTCGAAAGACGCTTTAACACTTGCTTATACTTGATGTTTGGCTTAATCTCAATTAAACCTTTCGATAGTGTGTCGCCACTTAACAAGGCTGCGGAAGCATATTTCCCAGCTTCTTCACCTGCATAAGTAGTTGTAATACTTGTTGTTGTTGCCATTTTTTTATGGTTTTAAAATTTTGTTACTTAATTAAGATGGGTCTGTTGCTGTGATTGATCCCGCTGCGTTACCTACTCCCATTACAATCCACTGTGAATTACCTGAATCACAAATAAGTTCAATGTAATCCCCAACCGTTTCGGCTGTTGCTACAAAGTTGATTTGGTCTTCTGCTGCTGCTGGAACTGCTGCCCCGTTCACAATAAGGTTTCCTGTAATGTTGTCGCCTTCTGCTGAATCGATAACCCAGTTAGTAGTTGCGAAAGCCGCACCCACCATAAACTTGAAATTCAATCCCGCCTCCAATGCTGGAAGTGTTACCGTCTTTCCTTCTGCTGCGTCCAAGATGTAAACCTTTCCGCAGTCTGCTGCTGTTAGTGTTGCATCGTCCGACAATGTAGATACCACCTCTTTGGCTCGCTTCAAGTCGTTAGATACGTGTGTTAATGTTACTGACATTTTATTTTAAATTAGTTGTTATACAATGTTGCTCGTACTCTGTCCTCGATCGTTTTACCCTTTCGGTTTGATTGCAGTTTCGTGATTTGTACAGGTTTTTTATTCTCTGGATTGTGAATGATTGGCTTTACTTCTTCTTCTGAAAGCTCAACCTCTGGTGTTTCCTCCGCTTTAACTTCTGGTGTTTCTTCTGAAAGTTTAGCCTCAAGTGCTTGGAGTCGATCGAGTAGTTCTTGTTTTTCCTCCACTGAGAAATGAGTTTCTTTGCTTACGGACTCGATTACCTTTTTAGCTACTGGAGTCTCGGTAGGCTTTTCTGCTGCTGCTACTTCTTTCTCTTCTTCTGGTTGCTCAGCTTGTGGTTCTCGAATCTCAGCAATAACGCCTTCTTCTGTTACGACTAACTGCATGCCGTCTTCTAGCATGTACTCACCAATTGGTAGGGGAATCGATTGACCGTCTTCCGACTTAACAAACACTTGTTGCCCTGCTTCGAATATCTCTGCTTCAATAACTGTTACTCCATCGTCTAGTTTCATTTCCGCTAACTCGATAGTAAAGTCCATTCCTAACTCAGTGTTAGCGAACTTCTTTAATCTCTCTATTTTTGAAAGTTCTGTCTTCATACTTATTTAACTATTTGTTGTTTATTCTGTTGTATTTTTATAGATACTCAGACTTAGTATTCGAAATCTCTGTTTGCAACTGTTTGAAGTCTGGAATTTCACTGGTACTAATACCTAAATCCTTTGCTTTCTTTTCAATTTCTGATAAGGCTTTTGAGGCATCATCAGCATCAGCACGTAAATTACTTCTTTGCTTGTCTACCGTTTCTGTTAACTTCTCTAACTGAGGCACAGACTTATCTAGCTTTCTTTGACCATCAAAGATTCTCTTTAAATGTTTTGGCACATCCTTAATGTTTGCTAGTTCGATCTTTTCAGATGAAAGATCCACCGCTTTTGCAGTTCCAAAAAGCATGCTTCTTGCCGTTTTTTGTGTGTTCATTTGTTATATTTTAAGTTCTAGGGACGTTCGTTACGTTCCCAATGTGTCCATTATACAAACTGCCAAGTCCTTGACCTGTTAGCTTTTTATACTCTTCTGCTGTTAACTTTGGTTGGTACTTCTTTTTCTTCATTTTTTATCTTTCTTCAATTACAAAATCAGACTCTAGCTCCAATGTTATGTTGGTGTTGTCTTTATTGTTCCTTACTTGGAAAAAAACGTAGTCGTTTTGGTCTAGCTCAATATTGAAACTGATATTGTAAAAAGCAACGTCACGCCCTCCGACTATGTTATTGACTTGCCTTCTTACCTCTGTACCGTCTACGAATGCACTTGCACTGTTATCCCATTTTCTTATTCTTATACCTATGTCATCATTAGCACCACCGTCTACAATGAAGTTTACTATACATTTATACTCCCTTGGTGAAGTTCCTAAGTGTCTCAACTCACCATTACTAGGGCTATCAAAATGCTCTAGGTTTGAAGTTGTCCAAGTGCCGGCAATAGTGAACCAATTGCCACCTGAAAGCACGGTTGCCGTTTCTGTTGTTAGTGTTAGTTTACCACCTTCAAAAGTGTTAGGCATTCCTATATTATTACTCCAAGAACTCTCCAAGTCTGCCTGTGTTATGTTTGGCGTAATGTTCGTGTCAGTAGCATCAAAACTGCCGTTTCTCGATACAAGTGCGCCCTGCATCTGAACTGTTGAAGGGTTAGTAAAGTTGCTAGGTGCAAAATTGAAAAATGAGGCAGAGGCAGGTAAATCAATATTTTGATTAGTTCTAAATCGGCTATTCATTGTGAAGCCTGTACCCGCTTTGTATAGTGTATAACCTCCATCTAATAAACTTCTAACTATTGATACGTCAATAAAATAACCACCTAACCAAGTTCCAGAAAGTGTCATCTCAGGCGTTCCACCAAAACGACCAGTATTTGTCTCTAAGCCTTGTCTGTATCCGTTTAATTCTCCTATAGCCGTACAGTCGTTGAAATTCACTCGAACTAATTCAACTGCATTAAATCCTGTCGCATCTGTTAAATCAAAAACCTGTGACGCTGTTCCAGAAGTTGTTACTGTAATATCTTGAAAAAATACGTTTCCAGCCGTTGCACCATCAAACATTGTGTAGCTGTTATCTGAACAAGTGAGAAAAGACAAATCAAGGTTGTAACCCTTTATAAAAATACCCGTACTTGGTACAGTAACCGTAACCCCTGACATATCAATTGAACCGTCAATAAAGTACTGTTTTGTACTGTCTATTGTGCCACCTAGAGTAGTAGCTACGTTTGATTGATTAACAACTATACGCCCATCTAAAGTCCCAAAAGAGCTAGATCCTAAATTGTTTACTGATATTCTTCGAGGTACATTGTCGCTAGGTGAATCTAAATATACAAATTCATCACCTACAGGTATGGTAATGTCTTTATACCTCACATAAGATGGTAAATCCCCATTAGACATTTTCTAAATTTTCTATGAATTGCTTAATTTCTTCTTCCTCAGTGAGTGGCTTTTCCTCTTGCATCTTCAAGTTTTCAAACCCTTTGTACAGCCCCTCAATAGAGAACCCATTGTAGTCTCCGTTCTTTACGCTTTCCCACTCTTCATCGTTGTTGATCTTCATCATAACTGCCCAACCTCCCATGATTGGCTTAATGTCGAATAGGTTTATTTTGTCGTGCTTTTCATCTTCAGTAATCCAAGACTCAATGACTGTACAATTCTGCACAGGCTTCTCATGGTCGCTTGTAACGTTATTGTTATTTAGGTTGCGCATATATAGCTCCTGCGTCTTGCTTATAGTGTCAGCGGTAAAATAGATATTAAACTCAATCGGCTCATCGTGTCCCTTTGGTTGCATCTTACGGTAAATGCGCTTATCCGGTATAAGTGCATAACCAACCGCAATTCGACGTTCCTCATCAGCAACCTTTAATTCAATACCTTGTTTCGATAACGCAATGAAGTCTTCTTCAATTGCGGGCTTGTCTACTAGCGAGATAGCGAAAACCCCGTCTTCGTTCTCATCTTCAATAAACAGTTCTATTTCTTGTAACTTGCTCATATTATCCTAACTTAAATTATTTCGTTTTGTCGTATTTTATAGGCTCGCGTTTTCTATCTTGTTTCGCTCTAAACTTTGAGCAGTGGTTACGTTTCCAGCAACTACAAACGTCTCTATTGGTTGACCGTTTTGATTTCCTAATGATTGTGCTAATTGATTCACTCCAGTATCACCTACCACGTTAAACGTTGGTGTTGCTGCTGCCGCACTCGGAACAGAACCAACCGAAGGCGCAGAGCCTCCGCCGCCACCCTGAAATTGAGTTCTAGCAATAGTTGCTATTTGGGCTGCTCCTGTAGCAGCAACAATCCCAGCTTTAATAAAGTTCGCTCCTGTTAGCGCGTCTTGTGGCACTGCTAATTGAGACACTACAGCCTGGGCCGTACTTATGACCGCTTGCGCTATTCCAACCGCTTTATTTATATTAAAAGCTCTTCGTGCGCTTGCTTCATCGTCCTTTGCAAACGCTTGTGTTAAGTCGTTTATGGCACCAAGTACATCAGATGTAATTTGAAGTTTCGCATTCATTACTTCCGCATCTACATCAATAAGTTTTTTCTCCGCTTCGGCTCTTTGTTCTGCATTGTACTTTGAAATTTCAGTCTTTTGAATTTCTGTCTCTGCATGATTGCTTATACTAGCATCGCGCAATGGCAGTAATTCCTCTTGTAGTTTAGCCTCAATCTCTTTTACAATGTTTGCTCGGTCACGGTTGTATTGTTCTGTTAACAGAATTTCCAATCTGCCTTTCTCATCTTGATTTTTTTGAGTGTTAGCCTTTAAATCTTCTAGCTCTCTTTTAAATTCTGTCTTTCTTTTCGCTAGTTTTTGACGGTCTACGTCGTCTATTAAATCCAGTTCTAAGTCTTCAATAGATCGTTTTGCATCCAATCGATTTGAGAGAAATTCCTTATACCTATCTAAACGCTCCTTGTATTGTTGCTTTTCATTTTCAATTTTTTCATCTGAGATTTGATCTAAGTTTCCGCTATGCTCTGCTTCTGCCTTTTCCACATCTTTATGGTAGTTGTCTCGTTCAAAGCGTAACGTCTCTAATTTTTCGCGCTCCTTTTCTATTCGTTCGCGGATAGCCTTTGCATCGTCAAACTCTTCATCTTTTAAGGCTTTGCGATACTGTGTTTGCTGGTTTTTTATATAGCCGGAGATTGACACGATATCCTGTTCTCTCATCGCTTGCTCAACTTGCATGTTGTGCATAGTCAAGTCGTGCGTCTCTTGTATCTGCTTGCGCTTTTCCTCATTGACCTCAGTAGTAGTCGCTCCGTCACGCTCCAAAGCTCGAATACGCTCTTCTTGCTCCAGCTTTAACATATCCATAGTGTGCTTATGGTTGAGCTCTGCTTGTTTACGGAACTTCTCTAAAGCCTTTGCTGCTTTCTCATAGGATTTAGCCAACCTTTCGCTTGCTTCGGCTGCGCTTTCAGAGTCTTCCTCCATCAATCCGAAAAACTGAAGAAGCCTTTTTATAGGCCCCCATAAAGCATAAATGGCCCCAGCTAAAGCAGCAACACCTAAAACAATAAGGCCAATAGGGTTAAGACTCATCACAACATTAAGAAACTGCTGCACGACTATATTGGACATAGCAGCAACCTTTAGAGCTTTAAATGCTCGTATACCTTCACGCACCGATTGGATGCCGTCAGCGATAGCCATGGCAGACTGAACCTTCAATAGTGTTTCTTCGAGTGCTTCGCTGTTAGCTCCAAATGCTCCCATGACACCTTGCGCTAAAGCAAACCCGCCGGCGACACCTTGTATAGCTCCACCAAGATTAACACCGACACCTTCAGCTAGCCCATCAACGGCCGCATCAGTCTCAATGATTACCTTTTTCATTTGCGCAACCTCCTTTGCCATTTCGGCAAATTCAGCAGTTCCAGACTCTCCAGCCGCAGCCATTTCGTAGAGTCTATCTTCTAGTTCACCAATAGCAAAGTTTAAAGGTTGTACACCTTCTCCATATACATCTTCGAGCGTGCCGCCAAACTTGTTAAGCGACTTCTCGGCTTGGCTTGCGTCTACGTTTATCTCAATTACTTTTTCTTCCGCCATGCTTTCTTGCGTTTAAGCTGGTTTATTGTCTGCTTCCACGTTTCTGGAAGTTCGTTCTTTCCCTTTGCAATTTCTATTATTTCACTCTGTCCGTAGTGTTCGGATAAGTGAAGCATTTCAAATATTAACTGTATCATAATTTTATTCTTCCTAAGTTTTCCTGTAAAATATACCCTCCATCTTCTGTGAGTAAATAGAAGCTACTATCCTCTTGATCTATTACAACCGTTCTTTCGTAGGCTGTTGACCCGTCAGAGTTTATAGCTGTAACGGTGTATACGTCTTGCCTAGAAGCCCCTGTAGTGTTAGATGGCGCTGTTATTGTCCAGTTCTGCTCTCCTTGATTGGTGGCAGGAACAACAGGGTTACTCGTAGAGAAACCTGTACCACTGGTGATAGTTAAATCTATATACCCTCCACGTGGCGGTTTAATCGGTATAACGACATCGCCGCCATCGCTTGGAAGTGTAAAGCCTGTGAACTTTCTACGCGAACCAACAAAGTCAGATATTAAAACTAACTTGGTTAAGCCGGTAGTCAGATCGCTAGTAAGATCATTTATTCTGTATTTTTTATCGCGTATAATTATAGCGTCTTCTAATGATAACCTTGTCAACACATCAATAGGTAGCTTTTCTTTTACGGTTACAATTCGCGTTTTGCTTCTGAATAAGTTTACCAAGTATGGCTT